CAGAAGGCTGAGGCTGCTCTGGCCCTTGGCAGCGCCGGGAATGTCCCCGCTGGCTATGGCGGCCCTCTGGGAATGATGGCCTACGGCCATGATGGTGAGGCTGACCCGTTTGCAGCCATGACTGATGAGCAGTTTATGGAATACGACAAAAAGAAAAGCATGGAATCAAAACAGAGATTCCATCGGCAGTACATCCCTAATCGGTAACGTATGTTTATAACAAAAGGAGTATAAAAGAATGGGCACACCCCTTATTACAGTTAAACGCCACTTCCTGTTCAGTACTGGCGACGCCTCTACCGGGACCTGGACTCGTGTGACAAACAGTGGCAACCCTTACATCACTAAATCAGCAGCAGCAGCCACTAGCAAAATCAGCACAGTTCTCCCGATTGAATCTCGGGCGAATGAGTACGGGGCTCTTGTCACCGGTATTGACCTGCTGGTGAACGTGGCTACCGCCAACCTGGTGTCTACTCCGGTTGTGACCGTGTATCGCAGAAACCTTTCTAAAGCGACTACGGCAGCTGCAGCCAACCTGACCGCCTCGACACTGACCGGGACCACCACTGGTGCGACCGTTACTGCTTCAGCAACAGATCGGCTGATCACATGGGTCAACTCAGGAACCACTCTGGATTACTCGACCGACTCAAAGGCAGCCTATGTGGTTGAGCTGAAGATGAACATGGCCACCACCACAGCGACAAAGCTGTATGGCGGGATTGTTTACTTCCAGATTGCTGTTTAGTTTAGCTCTCCTCAGAGACCCCTGAAAGGCTGCCTTAAAACAGCCTGACGGGGCTTTGAGGATTAGTCTCTGAGGACACAAATGTATATTGTTATGCCGGGGGAGCTTGAAGCTCACTCTATTCAGCCTGTCAATTCTGACGATACCCTTCTTTTTATAAAACCGAATATTCCGATGGTTCCACAGCTATCAACAGTTCAGTCTTTTGATCAATTTGAAGTGGTTGTTCCTGAATCATGGGCCGACCCTGATAAAGACCGCTTTGCCAGAGATATCCATGATGCGGTGAATACCATATTGATATCCAGAAACACCATCAATGGACTATCAGATATCTGGAGTGAAAACGCTTTCCAGAATCATGATGCTAGCATGGCAGCTATCCCGATAGATAAAATAGACGAGAGCACTAAACCAGCTTTAATTATCGGATCAGGGGCTGGGTGTGCTGAGAAGGTTAACGAGAGCGAGTATACCTCTTACGCTTCATGGAGCGCCAGAAACTACTGGTTTCAACCGGATTATCTGGGCCAGTGTGATCCCAGAGAGCCTGAGCGCTTCACAAAGATGCCTAAAAAAGGGGTTATATTCAGTCCGGTCGCAAGCCCTAAATTCCTGTTAGCCTATCCCTCAAAACCGAGATATGTCTATTTTGACCGGGGGAACAGGCTGGCATGGCGCTACGCTGAAAAACGAGGGTTGTCTGACCACAGGCCTATCTGTGGTCATGTGGCAGACATGCTGGTCAACTGTGCCATTTATGCAGGGCATAAGAAGATATGCCTGCTCGGTATTGATCTGGCCTGTGCCACTGAAGTGGAACTCAGAAAATACCATCCCTACGTTCAGGACATTACCCCGGTCTATAACTATCACGGTGAGCTTGTGTTTACCGATGAGATATTCCTGACCTTTTTTAGGGGCCTTCAAGAGACTGTCAACCGGTTCCCTGATATAGAGTTTGTCACCAAGTCTGGTTCTGGGCTTATCATCGAGGGGGTTCCGTATGCCCCATATTAATGTAGTGACCCTAAAAACCGGAGACTTCTACACCGCTGAATACGTGAACAAACTGTATTCGTCTTTATCCAGAAACCTAGAACTTCCCTTTGAGATGTGGGTGATTACGGATAACACAGACGGGCTGTGTGAGGATATTTCTGTCATACAGCCCTCTGAGTTCTACAGCGGTTGGTGGTCTAAACTTCTCTTTTTTTCAGACCTGATGCCGGAAGGCCCACTTTTATGCCTGGATCTGGACCAGATTTTTCTTGATGACCTTACCGACATAATAAACGAGGCTTTAAAATACCCGTTTAGCTGCTTCTCTGATCATATCCACTGGCATGGGGAACGCTTTGGGTCATCTTTCATGGTGTTTAACTCAGGCAGTTTAAATGCCGTTTATGAACGGTTTAAAGAAGAGCGCCCTGACCTGATTGATTACGAAGGCGGTGATCAGGTCTGGATAGCCAGAACAGGCTTAATCCCTGATGTTTTCTACCTGGATGATGTCTTTCCGGGGGCATTCAGGTCTTACAAATTTGACAAGCTGAGTAAAGCGATTCCGGATGGAACCAGAATCGCTAATTTCAACGGTTTTCCAAAACCACATCATCTCAGGACACCGCTCATTCTTGAGCATTGGCGTTGAAGGCCTGCTGGGCAGCTAAAGCATCTTCAACTGAAAGGTAGCTACCCAGATATTTCTTCTTCCCTTCCAGCTTACCAAAGGCGTACCAACGGCCAGACTTGGTGTTGAAGTTAATGTAATGCAGTTTGGTTGATGTCCTACTGGTGACGCTACGCCGTTCTTTCCCAATATAACCTTCAGGGAGTTTGTTTTGGTAAGCAAAAGACCCCATGTATTTTAGTGCCGCCACATTATAGGCGTAGGCTGCATCAATAGCTTCGTCGTACTGTCCTAATCGGATTTCTTTTCCCTGAATAAATATTTTAGCTAGCCAGCACTTCCTCCTTTCAAGCCAGTAAACGCCTCGATATCCAGAGGTGTTTGCAGCACTCATGCCAGCATTCCACAGGTTCTCAGCTCTGGTAGCTAACCTTAAATTGGAGCGCCTGTTATCAAGTTTGTCTCGGTTGATATGGTCAACGCACATGCCCTCTGGGGCGTTCATTATAATCCTGTGCATGAGATACACGGAGTTCATTTGATGCTTACGACCTGAGCCTTGTATGTATTCAGTTCTCATGGCGTATCCCTGATGACTGACACACCACTTCCACTCAGACAGCCAGACGTAATCACAATCATCAACGATAGCAATCATTCCTTTAGATAACGGAATTTCTTTAACCATTTTTGCCTCTTTTCTGTGGGTTTAATCAAGCAAAACAAATCTAACAGAAAACCATAACAGTGTCAATATAAATAACTGGGTTAAAGAGGCTAAAACCCTTGTTATAACAACATAGGAGACAATTAAATGCCAGTAAACTCACTAGGTTCGTTAAGTGCCGAGCAGAAGTACTTCATCGACAGGAAAATGTTACTTAGGGCTCAGAAGAGTCAGGTCTTTTATCCGTGGGCTTACACCACTGCTGTACCCCAGCATGGTGGTAACTCTGTCAGCTTTCGTCGGTTAGAGGCGTTGAGCCTTGCGACCACAGCGCTGACTGAGGGTGTAGCGGGAGCGTCAGCAGGGTTGACTGTGACTGAGGTGACAACCAGTGTCAGCCAGTACGGTAACTTTGCGTTGCTGACTGACCAGCTGAATTACCTCGGCGTGGATGACTTGCTGTCTGAAGCAGCGCTGGTGTTCTCTCAAAACGGTGGTGAATCGATTGACTCGGTTATCTCAACCGTTCTGGGTAACGGCACCAATATTATCTATGCCAATGGTTCTTCAAAGGGTTCAATCGGGACTTCTAACGTCCTGACCAACTCACTGCTGAGATATGGCGTGGAAACGCTGGAAACCGCCAACGCTCAGAAGTTTGGTGGAGACCCGCAGGATGACATGATTGGTGTTGGTGGGTTCGTTGCGTTCGTTCACCCGCACCAGGTTTATGACTTGTATAGCGATGCGGAAAACAAGAGCGCATTCCAGTACTCGTCATTCACCAACAATGATGACTCTAAAATCTGGACTGGTCATGTGAAAAGCATTTACGGTGTAGAGCTGTTTAAATCAACACTCTGCCCTGTGTTTGCCGGAGCTGGTTCTGCTAGTGCCAACGTGTATGCTACCGTTCTGATTGCTAAACAGGCGTTTGGGTGTCTGGATGTGGCAGGCCTTGGCAAGTTCGAGACCTTCTCGCAAGGGTTTGGTTCTGGTGGTGCAACGGGAGACCCGCTGTATCAACAGGCTTCTATTGGTTGGAAAGCCTTCCAGTCGCCTGTGATCCTGAACCAGAACTTTATGGTCGTTATTTTGACAGGAGCAACCCACGGGTAATCTGTATGTATAAACCTCCTTTTACTCAGAGTAAACAAACTGTCGGACAGACCAGACTGCCAAACCGGCCTCCCGTTATGGGGAGTAAAGTGGTGGACTGTCCTGTCGTCTCAAGGGCTGGTCAAAACCGACCAGCCCCTCAACCTCTCGTTCGGATGGTGAATCCTGATGAAATTAGAATGCAGGAAGAACGAAAAAACCGGAGAGAAGACACCGTTACTCAAGCTGGTCAGATGATGACCAATGATGAGATGGTGGTCAACCGTAATTTTATTGATGAAGTGCTTCCCAATGCTAAAATGGTGAAAATCTGGGTGGATTCTCATGAATGCAAAGGGACCTACATTAGTAAGAAGTCGGGGATAGCGTATGACGGGGTTCTTCTTATTGGGGTTAATGGTCGTCATTACCCACTTTTACCCGGAAACAATCTGGTGCCTGATTTTGTCTATGACGCTGTGGAAACATGGCGGGAAATGTCAGGACGTCTGAAAAACAAAATCACCCCGCCGGTCAGCCGGGGGATGATGAATATGGGGCATGGGTCTGTCGCTGGAGGCACCTCTGTTCACTTCGGGGTGAACAAGAAGGCCTTTCAGGACTCTATGCTGCCAAGTCCTTTTATGTGCGATGCCGGGGTTAATCTGCAGGCATCACAGATTATGAGGAACCACAGGGAAGCCGCATTAAAAGAGATGAAAAACAGATAGGAGAACTTATGACAAACCCGAACAAAGGCCGTAAAAGGTATTCAAAAGCCGGGACAAATGTGGGTATCGAGCGGAGTCCCTACAGACCTTCTCTAAAATCGATGATCGCCATGAGTGACAAATACATCGATGAGAATTTTGAGGATGAGGTTATGGAGGAAAAGCCGGAGAAGATGATTGACAACCCTCCCAATATCCCGGTTGAAATCCCTTCTAAACCGGAAGACGTTGAGACGATTGCCAACCTGAACGCCGAGATTGACGGCCTGAATGCTCAGCTGTTGCAGGCTAAAATCCAGCGGACTAAAGATAAGAAGCGACTGGATGAGCTTCAGGGGCCAAGAGAAGATCAAGACCCCCTTGAGTTTACCCATACTTGTTACCTACCTTCAATGGGGATTGAAGCCAAAGGACTGACTAAAAAGACAGCCTATGACGCTGAGACCGGAGATTCTTATGATTATGTCCCGCTTCAGTTTGGATATGTCGATCCGGATAAGGGCCATCATGTGACCAAACAGTTTAGCGTTCGGCTGGATTGCATGACTCTGGTTCCAGCAATGGTGGCTGATACCCTTCGGGACAGGGCTGACCTACATCCGTATAACCCTGAACGGAATAAAGACTCATTCTTTGAGGTGGTGGCTGAATAATGGGATCATCGCCCTTACAGTTAGCCGCAAGCGCCTTTCAGGAAGCCAATGTGGGAACGCTGTCGTCTTTTACGATGACGGCGTTTCCATATAACCACGCCCTCGACATCATTAATGAAGCCATTTCAGAGATGAACCGGGCAGGCGTTTACACCTACACTGACCTGAGTCAGCTTTTGACGTATACCCCAAGTGTCTACACCTACAATCTGGACACCGTGGCAGCATACCCGATTGAACCCAGAAAGATTCAGTATTTAAGACTGGAATCAACCACCACCAGCAAGGGTGAGCTGGTTGAATATAATTTCCGTGACTTTCAAAAAAGATTTATGACTGGCGCTATGCCAACAGGTAAACCTTTAGGTTGGTCAAAATATGGAAATACCTTGTATCTATCCTCAATTCCTGACCAGGATTACAAAGTAACTATATACTATTTTTCCTCAATTCCTCTAATTACAGTCGGGTCTAACGATACGACATCAATGGGTCTACCCCCTGTGTATGAGGACATATTAAGAAAACTGATCTATGCCCTGTTGCTAGGAGTGATGGGAAGGCCTGATTTTAGTACTCAGTATCAGTTAGCCAGACAAAAGGTGGATGAGGCTGTAGCAATTAACCAGACTGACTATGGTATGCCGACTCAGATGCCTAAAGCGTTTTAACAATGCCTAAATCCGCAATTTCGACTTTTAGGTTGTCAAGACTTATTGGGGGGCTTAACACAGTAGCGGAGGTCAATGACCTTGTTGCCTATCCCACCCCTGATAACCCTCAGGCGATGACTGAGTTCTCAGATATTGAGAACTTCTCATTTATTGAGCGGGGAGGACTCAGAAAAGCACAAGGATTTTCAGTTTACCTGAACACAGGCGTTAACAAACCAATAACGGGGATTACCCGGTTTTTAAACAGTGCCGGGGATAATGATTTTATCTATTCACAGGGAACCGATGTTTACTCTCAGGGTTTCGGTTCTATCGCCACAGTAGCCAATGGGGCTACTGTTAATTTTGAAGTCGGAAATGACCTTCTGGTTATCTGTGACGGCTCAAGCCAGATGCAGTATTGGGATGGCTCAACAACCACTGCTAATGCAAATGCGTCGTTACCAGCAGGGTGTGTGTCTTGCATTTTTTACCAGAACAGATTCTGGTTTTTTACAACAGACGCTGGGAATCAGTCATTTATTTACTTTTCAGCCCCTAACGACATTACGAAAGGGTATGGAGATAGCACTGGCCTTGGTGGTTTTATTGAGTGTAATAAAAATGACGGCCAATATATTACGTCAATGGCTAAGTTCTTTCTGGCCAACACTCTGGTTGAAGTTATCGGCGTTGGAAAATCGCATTCCTACGGAATCATCACCGGTAATGGTTCGGATGCAAATCCGTATTCATACAAGCAAACAGACTTTATAACAGGGACTCAATCATCCCGTGGGTCTATTCAGGCTGAGCAGTTTATCTATTACTTCACCCACAGAGGCATGTCAGCTTACAATGCTGGTCAGCCATACATCACAATGGTAGCTGATTTTGTGGGTGAAAAGATAAGGCCGACGATTTTAAAACTAGACAATAGTAAATCGACAGATACAATTCTCTGGTACGACTGGGCTAATTTCAGAATTGGTTGTGCGGTCACAGAGTCAGGCTTTGCCCATCCAAACGTCATTTACTATTATGATATCCGTTTTAAGAGTTGGTATAAAGAACGCTGGGCAGGAATCAGTGATATCTGCTCTGTGTTTGTGGATACAGACTTGATTACAACTTCAGGCGACCCTGGCCGTGTTTATCATGGTGACAGCACAGGGGTTATTTACAAGCATGGATCTGAATACAACAGTTTTAACGGGAATGCCATAGCTAGCTATTTTGTGCTGCCGTTTTTGGATTTTGGCGATCCTGCGTCATGGAAGCAGATTTACGAGGCCCGTGTGACACTCTCAGGTGGCTCTACTGTGAACACAGTGGTCAACTACAGGATAGACTATGGGGCAAATTACGGCCCCCAGACAGATACGCTGGAAGGTAGCAACTCGTCTTACATCTGGGGTGGTGGCACATGGACATCAGACCCTGGTATTTACCAGTGGGGGTCGGCCACGGTTGGAAATAGACGCTACTGGCCAACCGGATATTTTAGAACAATACAACCTACCTTCGCTCATTCAGACGTGAGCAATGATCTGTCTATTTATGAAATTTCTTATGACGTTATTACCACTTCGATGAGGTAAAAATGACTCTTTCAGTAACCCCAAAAACAATCACAATAGGCCCAAACGGTGTAGCTAACGATGCAGGGCCTGTCGATACGTCATTCTCTACCGTGTTCGCAAACACACAAACAATTGCTTCGTATATTAACGCTAATATGTTCCTGATTGGGTCAGCCAACTCAGTATCCGGGGCAAACACATTTAGTGCCAAGCAGACGTTTTCGGCCACCGTTAACCTGTCAGACTCCAGTGAGCCTGGTTCTCCGATTCCCGGTGACTACTGGTATTCAGCCACCAATAGCGGGTTTGAAGGACTGGTTC